TACCTAGTTCAGATGCCGTTTGTATATAATATTTTCTATATAGTGGGTTTTTAAAAATATCAAATGTATCCAAAATGTTTGATAATTTTTGTATATCATTGTTTTGAATTGCATTATCTATATTTGTAAATTTATCCAAAACAGTCATTTTTCTTTTCTTTTTTTCTTTTCTTTTCTTTTCTTTTCTATTCTTTCTATTTCAAATTTTCTTATTAATAAGTATTTTGTCATTTTTTAGATATATTTATAAAATCAGCTTATATGGTGTTTATTTAATTTTTGAAAACAAGTAAATAAACAAAAAATTAGGAAATATGCTTAAGCAAATTTTTCTTCAATTTTTCACAAAAAATCATTTTGAAATCCAACATCATTTGATCCAAAATAAATTGGCTTATTTTGGCTCAAATAAATTTTTCTAAATTTTATCTTATATTTTTAGGTAAACGAAAAAGAATATTCTCTCCTGTGTGAGTATTGTCAGTGGAATGGGATATGATTATCATCCAAATAATTGTTGATTATTATCATATGTTGAATAAAACAAGAATGCTTAAGCATTTTTTTATAATTTTTCTAAAAACTAATAAGAAAAAAGATTATAATAAAGATTTTATAAAATTCTTTTGGAATACAACAAAATAAAAACAATTTTCTTTAATTTTTTAAAATTTTGGCTTATTTTGGCTTAATTAAAGCATGAGTTTCTCTTTGTATAATAATCATCGAATAATCCATATTAAGCCATTTTTTTCTTTCCTTGATCCCCCATAAAATTTGTCTTATATACTATTTTTTGTACCTAAAAAAATATTGTGTCAAATACATCCATCATTTACCATATTTTTTCTTCTTGGGTCAAGTAATAGTTTTGAAATAGTGATGGATGAAAAGAATGTATGATAAGTTCTTCTCTTATGATATCTGTTTTCATATATAATACTTTTCTCAAAATGAATTTATTAATAATTTTTATAGAATGATTGTAAGAAACTATATCATATTTCATCATATCTCTTTTTTCATCATTTACATCAAAGAATTATGATTTTGTGCCATGATTATATAAATACATTACACATGAAAAAGTATTGATATTCCAATATTTTTTATAAAAAACTTATTGTAATAATCTAAAAGAATTTCATTATCATATAAATATTCTAAGCAGTCCAAATGACCATTATTTACAGAATATACAGAATATACAGATATCAAACGAATCATTTTACAATTGTTTTCATGTAAATGACGTATTTTGATGCTTCTATTGTCAAAGAACTATCTTTATATTCTGGATCATACAAAATCATTTATTTTTTCAAATCATTATTTTTGATAGCTTCCATTAGATTATTTATCACTTTATGAAACTTTTTTGTTCTTTCATTTTGTAATGAAAATAGTATTTAGTTCAAAATCATTTTTTTTTCATTTGTTTTCATGACAAAGATGCTTAAGCATTATTTAATTTCTATTCAATATATTTTGAAGGACTTTATCATTATTATCATTTAGTATTCGAATAAGTCGAATAATCTACTATCCTAGATTTTAGGATTGTATTTATGATTAGGTTGAGGATTGTCAGCGGAATGGGACATGGTATTCATTCAAATAATTATTGAACGACAGATTGTTTTTTATTTGTAAATTATACATAATGCCAATATATAATGTAAATCACATAAAAAATTCAATTCAAGTTTATCAGAGATGTAGAAAATTTAGAAAAACAGCTTTTATTACTCAAATACGTAAATCTACTATTCATCGTTGGTGGAATAAATTTCATAATCTTTCAATCAATTATAAATTTCAAAGAAGAAAAAACAAAAAAGAGCAATTTTGGCAGAAATACCTATAAAATAATGCTTAAGCAAAATTTCTTTTTATTTTTACAAAAAAACTATTTAGAAGAAAGATTATAATAAAGATTTTATTTTTATACAATTCTTTGGGAATACAGTAGAATTGGATAAAGAAGATGCTTAAGCATTATTTTATTTCTATTCAATATATTTTGAAGGATTATTTTAGATGAACCCAATAAAATATGCTTTATCATCTGGTAACGAATAAATCGAATAATATACTATTTTAGATTTTAGGATTGTATTTATGATTAGGTTGAGGATTGTCAGCGGAATGGGGTTTAACAGAAAGCAATTCAATGATTACAATAAGCTAATGATACAATATAAACAAATAAAGATTACAATACTTTCAATAAATACATATATTCAACTCAAACTTAAATTTAGTAAAATTAAGTAAAAATAAGTAAAAATACTAAAATTTCATCTTTTTCAAAATATATTCATTTTGATCTTCTTTGGATGAAAAATAAAGTAAATATTCATTATCTAAATTTTCTAAATCAATTATTTTTCTTTATTTTATCGATCTAAAATGCATTACCGTTTAGAAATAAAAACATTCGAGTCAAACAAAACCTGAGTAAAATTAAGTAGTAATACCTTCATCTTATCTTTTCAAGATATTTTCATAGAAAATGGATTTTCTCAATAAAACTTTTATAAGAAATTTAATATTATTAATATTATTTTAAAAGAAATTTAAAAAATAGTCTTCTAAGTCTTTTACAAAAAAAAGAAATCTAAAAAAACAATTTCAAAATACTTTTACAAAAATCTAAATCATTAGAAATGCTATAATATTATCAAATATTACATAGATGGTAAATGAATGATAAATCGTATATTTTCAACAAAATGTTCTTTAATAATATTTTCATTCAAAACAAAAAATGTTTGTGCGGATCATTATAAAACAAAACCCTTTTCTTCATCTCAATATCAATTTATAAAGCTACAAATAATATGATATTATTATCGAAAAAATGCTAAATATTCTGAAGTGTACATTGATTTATTGATCAATTATGTTTTTTATCTTTCATATGATTTCATGCATGTTTTTGTGCATAATATTGCAAGAATATCAAAAAATAGATCTGAATATATTCATTGAAAATAATTCTTCTTTTATAAAACTCTTTTCTTCTTTTATAAAACTCTTAAAAAAATTGGACAAAAACTAATTTGAAATACAATATCTTTCATAGAATTATAATTTCATGAAAAAATAGAAATAAAAATGAAAATAAAATTATAGCCAAAATACAAGATGACGAGTACTCTCATTGTTGGTAAAAGATTTCCAAATGTTCGCAAATATTGTTTTTCCGTTCTTCAAAAAGATAGGAACATTTTCTCCGTCATGATGTCGATATAGATTTGTATTATTGATGCTCGATAATCGATTTTGTAATAGGGGTGTTGTTCTAAGTATATGAATAGCTTCCAAAATACATCGATATTCTGCCCTTGTCATGGATCTGTGTTGCTCTTCATCAATCAATTCAACGTAAATTGCGTTTACATTCCAAAGTTTTGAATTCCCATGTTCGTATACAGTTATTTTCAGAGTAGGTTCGAACTCAATGTAATTGCAAACAACAGGGGTAGCATTACCGCCTTCAGATTGTGGAAGCTCTTTCAACTCCAGACGTGAAAGTGGCATCTTTGTATCATGTACCTTTGTAATGATAATGTGTTTTTATCTTATATGCTTTTTCTTAGCTAGATATGATAAGTATATATCATCGTTTCATAAATTTATCCAAAATTTCAGGGCAANTCTTATGTGAAAGAATATAATCCAAACTTTGTTTCGCGTATTTTGTAGATGGATCAAAAGTTTTCTGTGAGACAANAAAAAACAATAAATTTCTCGATAGAGATCCATCATCGTTTTTCACTACCTCCCAAATAATTTTTCCATCGTTTGCATTAATATCTATTCCTGATTCTATAAACTTAGACAATATTTTTTGCATATCATTTGCAAAATTAATCAGTTTATTTTTATAAAATATGGTTTCGATGTTGAAATTTCTCGACACATTTAGGTAAAATAAGATAAACCAAAAAAATATATCTGTTCGTAATTGAATGTCAGACTTTTTTGAAATTGTAAACAAATTATCTAATTCTTCTACATTGAAGATTAATATAATTTGAAAAAGTCCCAACATACAAGAAGAGTCCATGGGAAGAATAAATTGTTCTATAATGTATTCGCAAGTTTTTCTATCAAATGTCATGAAATTATTATTTTTGAATATTTTCATTTTTTTATAAAAATCTAATCTTTTTGCCATGTCTTTTACTTCTGTCTCACAAAGTTCCACCGGATCTGCACCCTGGTTCATCAAATGATTCATCATAGGAAAATTCAAATTTAATGCAGCTTTTTTCATTAGAACATTTATTTGGTTTTTGTCTTCAAATAAATGATTTGTTTTATGTTTATTAGCCATTTCACTCATGGCACTATCACTTCTTTTTATTATAGAATCGTGTATAATGTTTCTTTGTTCTCTTTTTTGATTGAGTTGTCTTGATCCACATACCCCCATTTTTTAAATATTCGAATATATGAAAAAAAAGTCTTATATTCTTCATTGATTTCATAAACCGTCAATAAATTAATAAAAAAGACAAAATGAAAATAGATTAATACCAAGATAAAGGAGGAAATATGTTGTTCCTAAATGGGAAATTTTCATAAATAGCGATGAAGATGATATCTAATTAGAGGGGGTGAGAATTGTCAGCGGAATGGGATAAAGGTTTTCATATAAATATCATTTGAAAATCAAAATCTATGAAAATAAAAAAAATTGACTTTATATCCATATTTATCGATATAAACAAAAACCAATATAGATTTCAATATGGATTTCAAAAAAGAAATTACAATTTGTGATGCAAGCTATGTATTTTGGGAATATGTAAAAGTTGCGCTTTATCGAAATCAGAGCATCATAAATAATTCTAATTATGGTCAACAATGGATTCAATTTTATAAAGCAATGAATACAAAACAAAAAATAGCTATAAACAAAGATATTGTCTGGGTAAATGACGAAGATAAATATGACATAAATTATCCTATCAATAAATATAAACATCAAAATGATAAATATTATATTTTCGATAATGTCATAGATTTGATTTACATTTTGGGAAAAACTTATGCACAAATTTTGAATATACCCCTTTTCAATTCCAACATGATTTATCAAAAGCGCTATTTTTTGATAAGTGGATTAATCCAACACATCGAACAAAAATATGCTATGTCCAAGAATATGACACCACAAATTACAAATATAGAAAATCTTTTAGACAATATGCATATTTGAGTAGTATTTCTTCTACTTTTTCACTTAATTATTTTTTCTTTTTCATTTCAATTCTCAATTGTTTTGACCTAAAAAAATCAAAAAATATTATTTTTAGTAAAAATCAAAGAAATATAAATAAAGAAAATAAGCATTTATTTTGATATATTATCTGAAAATGACTACTTTTTACACTATAAAAAAAGCTATCCAAAATGATGATATACAAAAATTATCATTCCTTTTTGACAATTATAAAATTGATTCGAAAAGTAAACAATATTTTGTAAGAATGGCATCTGAACAAGGAAAATTAGATATATTGAAATTTCTGCATGAAAAAGTTCATTGTAAATTGGATTATTTTTGTACTTGTTCTGCAACTTACAATGAACATTATCATTGTTTGATCGATAAAAAATGTGATATACTAGAATTCTTTTGTTTTTATGATACTCATAAATGGTCTATATCAAAAATTTTGTGTATCATGCTTTTAGAAAAAGAAAATGTATCAATTTTTTACGGTCGTGATCCTAAAACTACAGAACCTATCTTTGATTCAAAAAAACATTTTATTATACATTTTATGAAACATGCTTATAATACAATTGAGAAGTATATTTTGATAAAAAAGCAAAAAAAACAAACAGTATCTTATAAAAAAGAATTAATCGAAAATGCTTTTCATCCCAAACGATTGTTTGAATGGTGCCAAGATACAGATGAACTACAAAAATTACATGATGAAGGTCTTATTCGATAATATGTGTGTATTTTTTTAAAGTGAAATAAACACAATATAAGATGATTCAATAAGTATATTAAGAAAAAAATGACAAAATATATTCATTATTACAAAAATTTGAAATAAAAATAAAAGAAAGAAGTAAACAAGAAAAAAAATTACCATTCAATTTTGGTATATTATCTGAAAAATGACTGTTTTGGATAAATTTGCGAATATACATAATGCAATTCAAAACAATGATGTACAAAAATTATCAAACATTTTGGATACATTTGATATTTTTAAAAACCCACTATATAGAAAATATTATATACAAACGGCATCTGAACTAGGTAAATTAGATGTATTGAAATTTCTTCATGAAAGATATCAATGTAAATTAGATTATCATTGTGTGTTTCTTGCCGTTGATAATGGACATTATTCTTGTTTGAAATATTTGATTGAGAAAAATACACCTTTACCTGGTTTCTATAGTATTAATGATATTTATAATAATCCAAATAAATTGTCTATATCAAAGTTTTTGTGTATTACGCTTTTACAAAAAAAATATGTACCTATTTATGCAAAAAATGAAAAATCAAAAATTATGTTTAGTTCGATGAGTCGTGCTTATAATACAATTGAGAAGTATGTTTTGATGAGAAAATCAAGAAAACAAACAGCATCATATAAAAAAGAATTAATCAAATAAATTTGGCATCCTACTCGATTTTTGGAATGGTGTCAAGATACAGATGAACTACAAGAATTATATGATGAAAATCTTATTCTCTAATTTATGTTTTACTTTTTTATTTAAATAAACACTATATAAGTTATAGTCCGTACACTTAAGAATGTTACAATTTTTTTTTAATATTTTTTCTTTTTTTATAATGAAAAATGCACATCATTGATAAACGTCTCATTTGTAGAAATATACACAAATTAAATATGTTTAGCTTGCGTAAAATCGCTCTTATTATTAATGTATCACATATGACGGTAAAAAGATGGATTGAAAAAGATGAAAATGATATTTTAAAATCACATTATGATCAAATAAATAGGAAAAAAATTAAATCATCTACACCTGTTGTCGAAGCTATCAAAAATATGATTAAAGTGAATCCATTATTGCTAATTGATGATATTAAGAAAAAAATTAAAACTCTTTTTAAATTTGATATATCAAGATCATTTTTAAGTTCAATAATTAGAAATAAATGTTGTTTGACAAGGAAAAAAGCAAGATTTTATGGAAAAAAAGAAGGGAATGAAAAAATAACAAATGAATTTATCGAAAAAAGATCAAAATTCATTTCTGAAAACAGAAATTTTATTTCATTAGATGAAACATCATTTTCAAGAAAAGGAAAAGATGTTTATGGATTTTCATCTGAAGGTGAAAAAATTCATATTCAAAAACCATGGAAGAGAATTACAACAAAATCATGTTTATCATGTATTGATCAAAATGGAAATTTACAATATGATATTATTGATGGATCTTATAATAAAGAAAAATTTATAAATGGCTTATTAAAATTCAATTTACCTGGAAAAAGTGTAATTTTAATGGATAATTTAAAAATTCATCATTCAAAAGAAGTATTACAACTATTAAATCAAAGAAAAATTGATATTTTATTTATACCTCCTT